ATACGTAAATGTTCCAAGTACAACCGGACTGGTGACTGCAGAGCTACCCGCATATGCAGCCTTCAATCCTCTCTCATAGGTTAATAAAGACGCATCAACTGTCTTATTTCTTCCAAGATAGACAGTCGCAGCCTCTTGCTTTAACCGAATATACTGGTATTGATCCATTCTATCTGGTCTATTGAAATTGGGTTCGCCAAAGCCAAACCTAAAAGGCCGCGTCAAAAATTGAATGGCCCGCACCCCCCAAAAAAAAGTATAAACAAAATGAGTGTTCTTCCTGCCCAGTTTGACGCTTCTCTGCTTTCGTTTGGTGAGGTTAAGTCTCTCCAGAGTGGTGCTAAGTCTGTTGATGTGAAGTATGATGGTCGTCCTCTGATGATGCAGGTCGGCAGCCTCGATCTTCCCTATGGTCTCAATGAGGATGACAAGTTCGGCCCTGTCAAGTACAGTGTCAACGTGTCTCTTCGCGATTACGACTCGATCCCGAAGGTCAAGGCGATCTTCACGGCTCTCGAGTCAATGGATACTCGGGTAATGGGTGAGTGCGTAGAGAAGAACTGGCTCCGCAAGCCCGGTATGACTACGCAGATCCTCAAGCAGATGAAGCTTTACAAGCCGTCTGTCAAGTTCAGTGAGGACGAAAACGGCAACCGCAAGCCGTATCCTCCCACGGTAAAGGTCAACCTGCGCAAGAGCAAGGATGGCGCGTTCGAGACTGCCTTCTATGACACTGATAAGAAGCAGATCAACACGAAGGATATTCCTCTAAAGGATATCATTCCCCGCAAGACTCAGGCAACGCTCCTGATCGAGTGCACGGGTGTGTGGATCAGCAGTGTCGGTTGCGGTCTCTCCTGGAAGGCCAAGCAGATGCGCATTGACAGCACGCCTGATCTTGGTCGTGGCTATGGCTTCATCGATGAGGATGGATCTGGTGCACCTGTTCAGCGTTCTGCGGCTCCTGCGGCTCGCTCTAACACTGCTGCACCTGTGTCCAAGTCATCTGGATTCGCCGCAGCGTTTGAGGATGACGAGGAGGAGCTCGATGAGTCAGAGGTACTTTCAAGCCAGGCTCCGCCTCCTCAGGCTCAGTCAGTCGTAGCTCCTCCAGCTGAGGACAATGCTGCAGTTCAGCTCCCCAAGAAGACGATCGTAAAGAAGAAGATCGTAGGTAAGGCGTAAATAAGTTGTTATGTTCTGACATATAAAGCGAAAGCAACAAAAGAAAATAAAAGAGTCGGCCCAGTCAAAGCAATAATCGCAACTTATCAAAGGATTCGCACAGCATTAAATCATATATCAGCTGAATCCTGCACGCAGCACACACAACAGGTTTGTCCGAGCGTGTTTAGACGCAGACAAACAAACCCTACAGGTTTGTCCGAGTGGTTAAGGAGGCAGGCTTAAGATCTGCTGGAGCAATCCGCGTGGGTTCAATCCCCACAGCCTGTACTAAGAGTTGATCATCTCTTCAAAATGATCATTACCGATATGGTGTAGAGGTTAGCATAGGGCTCTTTCACAGCCTTGACCCGAGTTCGATTCTCGGTATCGGTGTCGAGTTTGGTGCTTCTTTGCAAAAAGTACTAGGTGATCAGCACGATCAAAGGATCCACACAGCAATAACGTGCTTGTTATAAGTAATTATTTGGATCCTGATATACATAACACCTATAATTCAGTGGTAGAATGCAGCACTTCCAATGCTGATACGCGGGTCCGATTCCCGCTAGGTGTACTCATAGTTTGGTTCTTCTATTAAAAAAAGAACCTGGTGGAGGAGTTTCTACTATTATTACCATCTTAACTCAGAGGTAGAGTTTCAGGCTTTTAACCTGACAGTCGCGAGTTCGATCCTCGCAGGTGGTGAAATTAATTTTTTTACAATACTTTCCATATGTATCCTCCAGCACTTTTTTGATAGTTATTACAATTACCAGAAATACATCTTTCATTAATACCGGTACTGACACTTGCTTGATGTATACTTTCAAATGTTTTAACTAATTCGCCTTTATCATTATACATACCTACTAATTTTCTATGTACTGATTTCTTACCATAATTTGGATTTTTACTTCCTGAAACAGCTTTACTTTTTTTTTCTCTTATTTCTGGTGTCCATATTAAATCCTTTTCTTCTTTAGACAATTTTTTTCCATATTGTGGATTTTTATTACCCGAATTTAATTCTGATAATTTTTTTATTGTATCAGGATGGTGTTTTTTATTACCTCCACCAGAATTTAAATTATATCCATTTGGAGATAGTGTATTATACTTCTTAATATATTCCTCCTCAAATCGATTACAATCTTCATCAAAACAAATACAAATAATCTGAAACTTGAACTTATCAATACCATACTTTTTATATGATCTTAAAAGATAACTACCACAAGAATACTTATCGCATTTTCTATGAGATTTCCACCTTGTTTCAATATCATTTCGGATTGTTTGTCCAATATACTGTTTCTTAGTCACAGTATTCGTAATCAAATAAATATATCCCATAGCTTTTACTCTAAAAAAAGTAAATTAAAATTTGCCACCTAAAATTGAATGCCTTTTGTACAGTAGGTATTCGTGCCTGCTCCTGTAGCGAAGTGGATATCGCGTCCGCCTTCTAAAATTAGAAGTCAGAAATCAGCGGAAGATCGTGGGTTCAATCCCCACCAGGAGCTTCAGAGTCGGCAATCTCTTCAAAAATGCCCCAGAGTCAAACAGCATAAATGTCCGAGTGGTTAAGGAGACGGTCTCAAGATCCGTTGGTTTATTCCTCGCAGGTTCAAATCCTGCTTTATGCAACAAATCGCCTAACGGCAAACTTGCCTTCTTAGCTCAGTGGTAGAGCACCCGCTTTGTAAGCGGTAGGTCTTGGGTTCAATCCCCAAAGGAGGCATCCCTCTTAGGAGGACTTGGTCCTATAGTCTAGTGGTCAGGACAGGAGGCTTTGAACCTCTTAACCCAGGTTCGATCCCTGGTAGGACCAAAAAACATTTTTTTGTTATTATAAAATCTTACAGTATAAGATTCTATTATGACAAGCAAGCCTTCAGAACAAGAAGACCAATTACAACTCCAAATGTAATACACCAGCACGTCTGCTGATCGAGATCTGATTGCTCAAAGACATCAAGATATTTCATTGACTTGAATACCTTATAGTGATCCTCGGGTTCAGTACAAATCATTTGCTGTGTAAATTAAATTTACCACACAAATAATCAATTTTATAGGCCATTACCGCATCCGCACGAGCTCAATCCATTAAAGCTGTAAGGGTTCGAAGACGCATCGGCATTGCACTTGCACTCTCCCTGTTGACGTTCGATAACAACTTCAAGACTCTGTCCCTGATTACCAGGCTGCTCCTCTAGAACAGATCTACCAATGTTCACTAATGCCGTATTCGCGGACTTCCACGCAAAAAGCGCCTTCTGTCTGTTCTTACGCGCGATCGTAGACGCATCATTGTTTGTTAGGGTCATTCTATACACAATCAAGAAAATTCAATTGCCAGGAAAATTATATAAACACGCCTGACTCGGTAATGATCTACCTGCAAGATATGCCGCGATCGGAAGCGGCGCGCACGGTACTGCCGGCTGATATCTCTGGAATTGCTGAAAACGTGCAGTAGCCTCTGGCAGTGTTGCACAGTTATTCACTAATTTGTTATAAGTATAGACCGATTGCGTTGTCGCAACCTTTGGATACAGCGCAAACTGCGCCGGTGTCGGGATGTTTGAACAGATCTGTGATTCCAAATACGTAGATGAGAGTTGTGCAGGTTGCGCGGGTTGCCCGGAAGTTGACTTGCAGCATAAATCTGCCTGGGCTCGTGCAGCCTGGGAGGGTATACCGCAGTAGATTGTATTCGTAATAAGAGTATCTGTTCGACCAGATGATTGATTTGCACCTAATGATGCCATCTATCTAAGCTTATCGCTGAAGATTCATTTTAATAAAATGAATCCTAACGATAAGAAGGAATGCATGCTGTCCTCATCACACTCGCAGCCACAATCGCACTCTCATTTCTTGGCATTCTCCTTTCGTGGTTGTCCAAAGAAATAAACAGTAAAAGCCAAGAAGGATTTACTGGAACACCCATACAAGAAAAATATAGAACTCTGAGATTAACGGTTGCAAAACAGACTGCATCCTACTGCAAACTATCGAACGAAATGCAAGCTCGACTCAAAACAATTCTACAACAAACCAACAACCTATCTTCAGATGACGCAGATAAACAAGTAAAATCAACTCTCAAAACGGCTCTCAAAGGCAAAGAAGTTCTACCGTGTTCAATTTACAATTTGCCCGAATACAAAACAGAAGTTAATAAAGAAGCTGCTGTTCGTGCACTTCTAGAGATTCCGGATGATATTGCTAGCCGAATCTCTCTTGAAGTCAAACTGTATACAGATACATTAAATACCTTGCAGGGAGCTATTGACGGAGGAATGAATCCACCCACAACAGCACCAAGTGCCGAGGATATGAAAAAGATTGAAGGATTTCAAGGAAAAACGTGTTCAGCGAATGCACTCAAACTCAAGAAAGAATTGCAGGACAAGAAAGCAAGAGAAGCGCTTGAGGCGGAAGCAGCTACGTGCTCAGATCCAAGCATAGAGGCTGAGGTTAGCCGTGTGTCTGCCCTCTTTGAAAATCCTGAATTCAAGGCTATGATTGCATCTACAAACGCTGTTGCGAACAAGTTAGCACAGTATGATATCAATGAAAAGAAAATGAAGGATGGAACACTCTTTCCTTGGCAGCAAGATTCGGCAACCAAGAAGAATTATGTTTCGTATAGCGGTGGCGATAATCGTATTGCAGCACTAACGTACTCGATGAGCTCGACGCGTGGATAACTTCTTTTTTCTACGCCTTGTTCCACCG